GTACCCCCAAAGACGTTGGGCTAGGCTCTTTTAGGATAGGGACCAAGCATCCAGCAACCAATTTCACGACTTTATAATGACGCACCTCAGTATTCATGAAGTTTTAAACATGAGCTACAAGTTTCATGCTAATAACTTGTAGAAACTTTACATATGTTTAGCTATATGTAAATTTTTAAGAGATTATTTACATATGGCAATTGACAACCCAACCTACTTCTGGGATCATGCAGTGTGGAACGAGAGACATTTTACCATACAGACAAAGAGGGAATAACCTCGGAAATTGACATCATTACAGGTAGGGTAGTGGCGCGTTCTGCATCTATAGAGAACATGGCTATAGGGAAGAATCTGCCTATAACAGAGGCTGAGAGCCACAAGAGTCTTAGATGGAAGTATAGTCATGCGTATGGTGATTTCATTTGCCAGAAGATTGCGGAAGGGCTGACCATGACTGAGCTGACCGAGCTACCGGGAATGCCATCGCTTGGAATCGTGACACGGTGGCGAGCTGAAAATCCAGTATTTGATGAAGGGATTAGGCTTGCGAGGAAAGCAAGAGCTGAGCGAGTGTATGATGAGATCTACGACTCTAGGGATCATGAGTATGCTACTAAAGAGGAGATGCAGTCAGCTAAGCTATCCTTTGATAAGAAGAAGTTTTTAGCAGGAGCAGACGATCCAGATACATACGGAGCTAAATCTAAGGTGGAAGGAACGGGCGATGTACACGTGACTATCCAAGTGGACACTGGTATAGATAGAACTCCTACGATAGAGGTAGAAAAAGAAGATATAGAGATAATAGAGGAGGTAGAAGATGAAACTTAGGGACAGAGTACTGGGAGAGAATGGTCAGATGCAGTACGGAATACCAACGCAAGAAGATCTACAGATACTTGACAAGCTTTCTTTTTGGGAGAAGGTTATTGAGATTGTCAAGAAGATACTGGGAAAGAAATGAAACTGATAAAGAACATTGCAATCGCAGTAGCGTGTGTGGTAGTTGTTACACTATCTATGATGCTTGTGGCGTGGGCGATACTTATAATTAATCCAATTTTATAGGAGAGAGAAATGGCTTTAGAAAGAACACTAGATGCGTACGGAAATTTCGTAGTTAAAGAAGTAGCACCTGAAGACAAAGATGCAGAGAAGAACAAGCTGCTTCTGGAGATTGCACAGCTTAAATCAAAAGTCAAGGAGCTTGAAGATACAAACTCAGATCTTGTAAAAAAGATGGTAGAGATTAATGATTCATACGACGTAGCGGTAAATTTTGCCCAGGAGCTTGAAGCAGAGAACAAGGTTCTTATAGGAAAGAGTAAGAAATAATGGGTAGAAATTCTTACGCAAATCAATTCAGACTTCCTGATAAACATGCTCCAGAGGGTGTAGTAAGATGTGCGACAGGGTATAAGCCGCGTAAACATCAAGAGATGCTACATAGGAAGCTGAAGCGTTTTAACGTATTAGTGTGCCATCGTCGTTTTGGAAAAACCGTCTTTTCTATCAATGAAATGATTGATCAAGCTCTACGCAACAAGCGGCATAATCCTCAGTATGCATACATAGCTCCTACATATAAGCAAGCAAAAATGATTGCGTGGGAATATTTAATTGACTTTACGAAAAACATTCCAGGAATGGAAGCTAACAAGTCCGAACTCACAATCAGCATTCATCGACAAGGGATTAAGAATAAAGATGGAAGTTGGATAAAGGAACCAGACAAGATAAAGTTTATTCTACTGGGAGCTGAAAATCCTGACAGTATCAGAGGTATATATCTAGACGGTGTTATCCTTGATGAGTATGCTCAGTGTGATCCTTCTATATGGGGCGAGGTTGTATTTCCAACACTAGCTGATAGGAAAGGGTGGGCTATATTCATAGGTACTCCTAAGGGACAGAATCACTTTTATAAGAAGTACCAAGAAGCTACAGAGAATCCTAATGATCCGAACTGGTATTCAGTATTACTCAGAGCATCAGAAACAAAGATAGTAGACCTTGACGAATTGCAGATCATGCGTAAAGGTATGTCCCAAGAACAATATGATCAGGAACTTGAATGTAGTTTTACGGCTGCATTGATTGGAGCATACTATGGGCACATTATCAATAGAATGTATGATGACTCTCCTCAAAGAATCACACGTCTGGTTTATAATCCTGCTTTCCCTGTGGATACTTTCTGGGATATTGGAGTAAGTGACGATACTGCTATATGGTTTAGACAGAAGATAGGACCCAACTATTACTATATAGACTACTATGTTAATAAGGGTGAAGGCATAGGTCACTATATTGAAGTGTTAAAGAACAAGAGATATCGCTACGGTAGACATGTTATGCCACACGACATCAAGGTAAAAGAGTTTGGATCTGGTATGACCAGAATAGAGACTGCCTTAAAGATGGGACTAGTTGTAGAAGTCCAAAAGAAGCAAGCAGTAATGGACCGTATAGATGCGTCACGTATGAGGCTTTCTACATGTTATATAGATCCTGTCAAGTGTGAAAAAGGACTAGATGCTTTGAAAGGGTATGAAAGAGAGTTTGACTCAAAGAATGATATGTTTAAGAAGACTCCTAAGCACAATTGGGCATCCAACGGATCTGATGCATTTGGCTATTCCGCATTAGATGAGAGAGATTCAGACTTTATGGGAACTGTACGGAAAAACTTGCCAAAAACAGCCAATTCAAGTTACAATGAATTTTCAGGCTAACAGGAGGTTTTTATGGGTAAGTTTTTAGGAATAGATTTTGGAAGCGGAGAAAGTAGTTTTGATTCCGCTGCTTACGAAAGAGATAGCGCAAAGAAAAGAGCAGATATATATAGCAATAGAATTAAGCAAAGATCATTCTCACTAGCTTCCGGCAACATAAATATTGCAGAGAATGCTTTACGTAATAAATCTGCAATAGCATTAGACATAGGGAACGCACAAGGAACGTCTACCATAACTAAAGAAGAACTAGAGTTATTATCGTCCATTGTTACTGGCAGGATAGGAGACATTAGAAGAAGAAGAGCTGCGCCAGGAAGAAGCCAAGTACTACTATCAAATAGAGGACTATAACATGTTACGTTTAGCTGAAGATTTTATATTAGATTTTAAAAAGATAAAAGCAGATAGAGGTTCATGGGATTCTCATTGGAGTGATATTGCTAAGTACTTTTATCCAAACAAAGACGATGTGTGGGGATCACACTCAGCAGGAGAGAAAAAAGTTATAAGAGTATATGATGGATCTCCTGGTCACTACAACGAACTACTAGCTTCTGCGCTTCACTCTATGTTAACTAATCCAGCAGTAAATTGGTTTGAGCTAACATCTGGAGACATACTTATAGATAGGATTCCAGAGGTTAGAGATTATCTCCAGAAGGTAACAGATTCAATCCACCAAGCACTTAACAACTCTAACTTCCAAACACAGATACACGAAGTATATATGGACCTAGGTACTTTTGGAACTGGAGTACTAAGAGTTTTAGAAGATGCAACCAACATTGCTACTTTTACTTCACGACCTATTTATGATTATTACATAAAAGAGAATCATAAAAATATAGTTGACACTTGTTATACAGAAGAAGAATTAACTATTAGACAACTAGAGCAGAAGTATGGAAAAGATGTATTAGATTTTCCAGAAGCTCAGATGATTAAAAAAGATAAAGATCATAAATTTAAAATACTTCACGCAATTGTTCCTAGAGAAGACTCTGATGTTGGTCCTAAAAATAAAAAATTTGTATCAGTACATATTATACAAGACTACAAAAGAATTATTCACAAGAAAGGTTTTAATGAATTTCCATATATGTTTCCACGTTGGACTAAGATAACAACAGAGAAGTATGGTAGATCTCCGGCAATGACAGCACTTCCAGATGTTCTAATGTTAAATGCTATCATGAGAGACACGATTAGGTCTGCACAGAAGGTAACAGATCCACCACTAATGCTAACAGACGATGGACTATACGGACCTCCTAATACTATGCCAGGAGGATTAAATTATCGTAGACCTGGGTCAGATGAAATTAAGCCTCTACTTACGCAAGGTCAGCCTAGAATAGGATTTGAGCTTATTACAGACGTTAGGCAGAGAGTAAAAGAAGCCTTCTTTATTGACCAGCTTCAGCTTAGAGAAGGTCCTCAGATGACCGCTACTGAGGTAAATACTAGGGTCGATGATCAACTAAGACTGCTAGGACCTATTCTTGGTAGACTCCACTTTGAACTTCTTCAGCCACTTATTAATAGAATG